GATGGGGTCACAAAAAAGTGGACCTATTTTTCAAAGCCTTCAGAGCTCTTTACAGATTACGAGGTTAGACGGGACATTAAAACTCCTTTCTTCCGTGAACGTATTGCTGCAGGGGAATTAATCCTTAATCCCATGGAGCATTCATCCTCCACCTACAATCGTGGTGGAGGCTCGGCGAGTGGTTCTCACCCAAACGGTAGCCTTTGGTATATGACAACTGGGTCAGTGACTCAGATGCTTATCGAAGGCAAGTACGGGACAACCGGCTCTCCGCCGGCTCCTTCACTTGTTGTTACGGATGCTTCAAACAAAGTATTCTTAGCAGCCGCCGCTGGGATTGATAAAGCTCCACGTGCACTTGCGGAAGACGCGATCACTATAAGAGAAACCCTACGGTTTGCACGTCACCCCTTACAGGGGATTCTTGACGTCGGCCAGGGTACTATCAAGCGATTCTCTTCCCGAAGCTTTAAAAACGCTAAGGGTATAGAGAAGCAAGCCAAAGGCTTGCTTGCGTTACTTCAGGGATCTAGCCAAGCATGGTTATACTACCGCATGGCGGCAGCACCATTCTATCGCTCCTTAACGGAGTTGCTGGATTTTTTCATTCAGCCTAGGGCTTCCCTTCAGCCGTTTGTTCGGCTGCGCAGTACTGCCTCAAACTCGCAGGCAGATTCCGATACACGTGTGACTACTAACGGAGGTTATGTCTTTACCGTAAGACGCTCTCTTACCCAGAACACACGATGCACTATTTACTACAAGGTAACAACCTTACGTAGTGGTGTGTTGTTCAATCTGGGTTTGCGTCCGAAGGACCTAGTTGTAGGAGCCTGGAACGCTGTTCCACTCTCCTTTATGGTAGACCGAGTTGTAAATATCTCGGCCATAGCTAGGGCGACAATGAACCTTACCGAACCAACTATTATTATTGAGGGAGGCGTGCGATCTACGGATCTAGAGGAAACTCTAGAGACGCAGGCGTCGTATTCCTATTCCTCTCCTGGTAGTTGGACTGAATCGGGCTCCGGTGAAGTAATAACCAGTAGATCTCGGTTATATAGCCGTATGCCCTTTATCCCTTCAGTGGATCTTATTCGTCCTGAAATAGATTTCGGTGGACTCGTAAGTAATGCTGAAAAAACCGCCGACTTGGCATCTCTGGTCCTTCAGAGATTACGCTAGGTCGTCCCTAACCTGGAGTTATCCTCATGCCTCTGCAAACTGCAAGCATTCTTTCCGGCCCAACGGCCAGCTTCTCGGGTGGTTCTGCCCTTGCCTTTACTGCCAAATCCGTAGGGAACGACGAAGTCGTCCTTATGGTTCCAGCAGATACCGATTTCCGCACGCGGAGAACGGTTACGGCAAAAGTGTCAGCTCCTAAAATCTCGTCTGGTGCTCCGAATGGCTACACGCAAGCGCGTAATCAAATGACGTTGCGATTCCCTCGTGTCTTAACCAATGGTAAATACACAGTGGATACCGTACGCATAGAAGTTGCGCGTGATGTGGAAACATCCGAAGCAAATGTGGCAGAAATGCTGCTACAGGCGGGACAGGCTCTCCTTGATACGGACTTTACGTCGTACTGGAAGCAGCAATCCTTGCTCTAACTGACACTAACTAACATTGAGGACATCGAAAATGTTAAACCACCGAGCTGACCGAAGGTCACTTACTGCGGGTATGGCAAACGTTATAACCCGCTCCATCAATCTAGATTGCGAACGGATGAGGGACACATCGATGTATTCCCCGAATCCTGACGCATTAAAGTTCTACGCCAATGCTCAGATTAAAGCCATCACGAAGAAATTCACCTCTCCGTCGAAAAGCGGACAGGAGAAGACTAAGCTGGCTGCGATTACTAAGTTTGAGTCAAGTTGTCTTGACGCTTACAACGTTTGTCGCAGTTCGCTCATGTTCATCCAGCCCGTTATCGGACAGCGAGATTCAGCTAGTCCTGACCTTTTTAAGGTCCTTGACTTAGCTCGATCCCTGTGTTATACCATACTCGAAGGTCCTCCGACCCAAGAAGAATGGTTTATGGCTTGCCGGCACGGACCTGGTACGAGCCTTGGGGTGGGGTATAAAAATTCCCACCTTTCAGGTAAGTTCCAGGTTCCTGTGACGGTTACTGAAGAGGCAAGACCTTACTTCCTCCACTACTGTGCCTGGGACCCCGCATTCCTGCGGAGCCTAATCTACCCTACTTCTGACCTTTTTGTAACAACTGAAGGTCTAGGGCAGGCACTTAAGATAGTAGAGGCGTCTAGATTAACCACCGTACCAAAGACGGATGAAATTGACCGTGTTATCGCGGTCGAGCCTACTGCGAATATGTTTTTACAGCAGGGGCTTGGTCGTGTGATCATGGAGAGGTTGAAGCCGTTTATTGGTGACTTCCGCAAATTGCAACCGATTCATCGGCAGCTAGCATTAGAGGCGTCGTGTACAAGGAAACTTGCCACGATCGACTTCAGCTCAGCTTCTGATCGGATCACCTTACAACTAATGAAGTGGTTAATACCTCCAATTTGGTTTAAGTTGCTAACAGACTTACGGTGCAAGATGTATACCGTGTCTGGGGAATATCGTTGGGCAAAATGTTTTGCCACTATGGGCAATGCCACTACGTTTCCCGTGGAAACCCTGGTCTTTTACTGCCTTGCAGTAGCTAGCTATTTGCAATTTAACCGGAAACGGACACGCTCGGCCATCCCACACTGGGATGAGCTTTACGGGCGTATCTCTGTTTTCGGCGACGACTGCATTTTGCCAAGCGACTGCGCGCCGCTATTCATCACAGCGTGCGAGGCATGTGGTCTCAAGGTTAATGAGGAGAAATCCTTCTTTGGGCCCTTTGAAAAGTTCAGGGAGTCCTGTGGCGGCGATTATTTCGCTGCGACAGACGTGCGCCCTCATTATATGAAGGCGCCCCGGTCAGTAAAACCATCCTGCCTTCGGGCGTGGCTGCATACTCAATGGAACGGGATCTTAAAGAAAGCGATTGTCGCTTTCGGGTCCCGCGACTATGTTTATGCATCACGAACCTTAGCTGAGATTGGTAGACTGATATCAGAGGAATATCGAGGTCGAAAGATTCTCGTTGTCCCTTCTTACTATCCGGACGATGCCGGGGTAAAACTCTACGGAGACTTGCGTCTCCTGCGACTTTTCTTCGGTGTTTTCTCTCCTCTCAGGACAGATGTTCATGGGACTACTCGCTTTTGCTACTTATCTTCGGTGAAAACTGAGGATGAAGGAGCATTTAATGAGTGGGCTCACCTCTGGCAGGCTCTGAAATTTCCTCGGTCACCGCAATGGTGGCAGAGTTCGGAGCCTAGTATGCCATGGGAGGTTCTCAAAATGGATAGCGGGTACAGAGTGGGAGTAGGTGCAGACTGCACCGACTTTGGTGAAGAGCTCAGTTTAGAAATAAACCGGCTTAATAGTGCT